AGCAAGAATTAAAGAAAAGCACATCTATTTTGGCACAAAAAATCCCCCACCATGGTTCATTCCAAGGTGGGGTTCATCATTTCCGTATTCAGTTATGAGACTACTCGAATAGTCCTGGCTTTCTCCTCCGGATCCACACCGGTCCTCTCCAAATCAACCCTAGCTTTTTCCAGCTCTTCAAGTCTCCGGACTTCAGAAGCAGCATCTTCCAGGCCAAGATGAGTGTATACGTTCATGGTAACACTGATATCACTGTGCCCCATCAGGTATTGGAGCGTTTTGGGACTCATACCGTTCTTTGCCATATTGCTGCAATAGGTATGCCTGCAGACATGCGGTGTGATAGGTGGCAACTGTACCCGGTAGATGTCGTTATATCTGTTCCAGGCGTTTTTCATTCGGTGCTGCCAATGCATCGCCACCAAAGGCATCTGATTTTCATCGAGGAACAGAAAACCACGCACGCCATCAATTGCCGGTTCTTTCATACTGATTTGCCGTTCATCAATAATGGCTCTGAAACACTCTGCCACATCTGAAGTCATCGGTAAAACACGTGTTCCAGCATTGGTTTTGGTGGTAACAATAACATACTTCATACCAAGGCGTTGCAGCTGTCTATCAACGTTAATGGTGTTATTGACAAAATCGATATCCTTCACGGTAAGGCCACAGAACTCTGAAATACGAAGGCCTGTGTGGAAAAGGATGTAGAAAGCTTCATAGTATTTGCAGTAGGCGTTGTCCTCATACACAAAATCGAGAAACTTTCGCATATCGCTTTTACTGACCGCCTCTCTCCCCTTGCTGTCGTTAATCAGGAGACCCTGCATTTCAAAGTTGAATGGGTTCTTAAGGAGAATGTCATCATCAACCGCAAGCTGAAAAGCCGGTCTCAGAACACCTCGAATGGTGTGGATAGCGCTGTAGCTTTTCCCACTCTCCTGAAGGTGAATCAAGTAAAGTTTTGCATCCGAGGTTCGAATCTCACAAATCCTCTGGTGACCAAATGGTTCTTTTTCGAGGAAGTTGGTGACAGTCTTATATCCCATCCTCGTGGATTCCTTCACGCCGGTCTTGGTTCTAAGGTATCGTTCAACCAGTTCAATAACTGTCATGTTCTTGAGGGTTGGATCAAGTAACGATTCCATATCCCGCCCGATTTCTCGCTCCATCTCACGAAGGGATTTGCAGGGCTTTTTGCCTGCAGGAAGTTTATCAGTGGGCTCCAGTCGCCAACTGTAGATGAACTTTGGTTTACCATTCACATGGTACTTGAACTGGTATTTTCCATCCTTTCGAACCGATTCGCCAGCTCTGAGGATCCTGTGCTTCGAGTCCCTTCGAATCTTACCGCGAATGCTCGACATAATCTCTCCTCCTTAGTTCAGGGTGGTCCTTGATAAAATCCTCGAAAATCGGTCGAATCAAAAGCACCCTTTTCCCATAAAACAATGCCAATCCACAATCCGGGTTCTCTTTAATGTATCTTCTCACCTTCATGGGGCTGATAGTAAAGAGTTGTTCTGCTTCAGGCATCGTCAAAAGAGTCTTTTCTGTCAGTGCCGGTTTTGCCATAACCGTTCTCCTTTCTATTTGTCATGCTATATATCACTCTAAAGGCCACAAATAGCAACTACTTGCGGCAAACAAAATGCCTTTTCACAAGGTAAAACATTGAGCGATATGCTCCTCCATTTTTGGGCGAATCACCAAGAGCTTGTTGCCGTTAAAAACAGCCACTCGCCCAAGGTTATCCTCCGCCATTTGTCGGATTTTCTTCTGGCCGATGTTGAAGTAGACTGCCGCCTCGTTCACTGTGAGGAGGTATTTCTCACTGATTGGAACGGTTGGTTTCTTCTTCTCTTCTTTCATGGTTATCCTCCTAAAAGAAAAAGCCACCACCCATATAGGATGATGGCCTATTTGATATGTTAGCTTCGAGGTCTTTCCGAGGGGTCAATAAGTGCACCCCATATTTCCACATCTGCTTCATAGAGATTGATGCCATTCGCTTTCGCCAATTCGCCAATCTGTCCAAAATAGGAATCGAAGGGGCTGTTATATACAAACTCAGCCACATCTTTTCGCTTCTCAGGATGTTCTTCTATGAATCTCATCAGATAGAAATCAAATCCCATCATTTTCATTCCCCCTATTCTTTGTTCAAGAAGAACTATAACGAATAGTGGCAAAACAGTCGAGCAGATTTATTTTTCTATCTCGTGAATTTTTTCATGTATCACCTTGATATCAGACTCAACATCATACATACGTTCAATCAGTTTATTGTGGGCATCCTGCTTTCGCTCCAGACGTTCTATGTCGGACCGCAACGTAGAGATGTCCGCTTCTGTTTTTGCATCCCTTACTTTGTCTTTTGTGTTGTTGGTAATGATAACACCGAGGAGAGTCAGGAGGCCTGTTCCAAGTGAGGACAGAACACCGATGACAACATCAATCATGATCAAACCCCTCCATATTCATTACAGCAGCAAGACCGGCAGCTAAAGCAGAGACCCCCATACCAACAAAAACGGTATAGAGGGTCTCCCTGGGAGCGCTGAAGTCAATGCTCTCTGCACTCATAACGATGTATCCAAAGAACGCCTGCAGAAACGTCCTGCCAGCTCTTCGGATGGATTCTTTTGTAAAAACCATAAGCATTCTCCTATTCTTTCAGGAATTCTTCACGAAGGTAATGATGGTGCTATCACTGGTTGTTGGAACAGTATTACTAACTACCGGTTTCAAGCCATTTACTCTGTCGTGAGTGTGAGTCGTTTCGGCTTTTTCATCCAGTTTGGTCTTTAGTTTTGTAAGCACCCGTAAAAGGCCGGTGCTGTCAGTATATTTAGACATTGGCGTCCTCCCATTAAGTCGCAGTCAGCGTTGCGGTATATACAGCGGACACCTGATTCCCAGAGCCATCCAAAAGGTAAATTTCAATCACATGTTCACCCGAAGTTAAAGCCCCGTCATACCACAGATTACAAGATCCCGATTCGCTATCGTCAGTGTAGACAGTACCTGTACTGGGGTCGGCGTTAATCTGCGTTAAATCTCGAGCGGCAACATCCAATTCATCATCCGGAAGTTTATCTACCGTCACATAGAACACTAGGCGGCCCCGGCCTGATCCGGTAGTGCCAAAGTAGGTATATTCAAATCCTGTAATCACATAGTCATATTCTTCAATGACGGGCTCATTTGTACTTACAACGAGAGTGATAACTGATTCATCATTGACCGTTGGATTGGTTTCAGAAACGACAATACTTAATCCATTCACCATATAATGGCTATGTTCCAATGGTGATTTTGCATTCAGTTTTGGTTTGATATCCTCCAGAAACTGTTCCAGGGATTCGTATTCGGTGTATTTCATTGTTCACCCCACTGCTGTTGCGTTTGCATATTCGTTTGACTCGCCAAAGACCTTCTCAGTGCCATCGTAAACCTCGCACTCCGTGGTCCCTACATACACGGCCTTTACCTGTAGTGTTCCAACGAATATCTTTCGCACCTTTGAAATGGCATACAAGGAGGCATTTGCCGCGATGGTCACCTGATATGTTTGGTTACTCGACACTTTCACTCCATTCAAATACCAACCGTCAAACACATACCCCGGTAGCGCCGTAGCCACCAGGGTTCTCGTTTCTCCGGAAGATGCCTCAATGAAGGTTTCACCAATCGTTGTAGACCCTGCAGGAACGCTTGCCGCCCCACTAATAGAGGTTCCCTCATCTGTATAAAGATATGTTTTTACATCTGGTTCCTCATAGGACCACTCAACAGTGAACCAAATATCATATAGTTGCCATGAACTAAACGACACCCACGCACTGGTTTTATATGCCTGAACACAAATAGCATGCATATCCGGGTAAGTTCCACCCCGCATCGTGCCGCCAGAATAATCTGATGTAGTCCGGTTGGTGATAGAGGTTGACGCTGTGGCATTACTAGATGAGGAAAAGACACCACTCTTCCATCCATAATTGCCTGCATCCATGCAAGCTTTAGGTGAGTAAGTATGATTTCCGTTGCAATACCAAATTGTGTTCCAAATATTCAGTTTTCTGCTTCCATCAGTAGTCGTTGATGCTTTTGCACGATACGTCAGAGTGACTTGTTCAATGGTGTAATCAACATCAGGGACAGTTCCGGAACTGACTGTCAAATTCATAATGGCGTTTTCAGCATATGAGTTACCAGAAGTGACCCCCGTGTCCGAATAATAAGTTGAATCTGAATTATCACCTATTTTTGTGCCGGGATTCATGTTCGTGGTCCAACTGGACGGTGCAGATGAATTGTAGAACCAGTCTGAGAAAGTTCCTGAGGAACGATATGTTCGCTGTGAGGTTGGCCTGAGAATGTAGCTGCCAGTTACTGTTCTGGACATCCTAGCCTCCTGTTACGATCCAAACACCTCGGTGAACATAGCATCGATTTCTGCATTGGTAATGGACTCAATTGCAAAGAGCTGGCCAAGCGGGTCCCACGCAGAACCATTCCATGCATAGTTCATATCGGTCGCTTCCACATTGTAAACATCGCCAGCCGTGTTGCCGGATGCAGGAAGATTTGCAACAGCTGCCACAGAGCCTTTGTACTTGTAAACGTTCGTAAGGTCCGTTTTCAGTGCGTAATTCGATGCATCCGTAAGGCTTGCCACCGTGGTGGGAACAGTGATATTAACACCTTTGTTTGTGGGAGTCAGTGCTGTCCCATTCACGCTGACAGACTCAATCACATTTGCTTCCGCATTGGACGGTGCATGAGCCTGTGTGCTATGGGTGTGAGCAGCATCATAGTTCGCTTTCAAAGCATCCGTCAGGTCATTGGTGACCGTTGGGATAGTCGGCTTATTGGTCAGGTCGTTGTATGAACCAGAGAAAGCAACCGTTTTAAGGTCTGCGTACCACTTCGCGATTTTGCCGAAGATGACCGCAAGAGTCTCATTGGAGTTGATATTCCCTCTGCTACCTGCCGCCGTGAAAGTAGCTGTGACATCGGACCCATCGCCATCCGTTTCCAGATAGCCTTCCAGGTCTGTGGCCTTTGCGAAATAAGTATCTGCATGACCATTCAGAGCCTTGGCATTGTCCACCACACCATCCATGTCCTGGTCGTAGGTGGACTTCATCATATCTCCACCACCGGCATCCTCAATAGCAGCAACTGCCTCGTCCACCTGCCGTTTCAGTTCTTTGCCCTGGGCGGCAGAAAGAGCGTCTGTCGTGCTATCAGAAGTCAGCGTGTTATTGACGGTGGTCTTATTGGCCTGTGCTTCAATCGCAGCAAGTTTATTCTTTTCAGCAGTTGTGTAATCGTTAGCAGACAGGCCTTTCCCCGTTTCCTTATCGACTTTTGCATCAAATTTTGATTTCAAAAGTTGAAGCAGGTAAAGAACACCATTGGTATCTTGATATTTGCTCATTAGTCAAACACCTCATTAAACATCGTTAGGATTTCCATATTGCTCATCGTTTCAAGTCCAAGGTCGGAAAAGTTCTTGTTCCCTACCAGTTCAACTTGCTCGATAGATGGCTTGTTACTCAGTTCGTTGTAATTCTTCTCGACGGCCCCTTCGTGATAAGTTCCAAAAGATGCCTTTAGTCCACCAGGGGCAGAGAGAGAAGCATAGAAAGTATTGTCTTTTCCCATTACAGTTCCCCCTCATAGACTGGATATTGCAAGTCTCCAAGCATGATGTTGGAAGCAAGAACATCTCCATCATTTGTTTTCACTCTCAACTGAAGACGCACTCTTCCCGGAGACAGCGACAGGGACTCTTTTTGCGATAGTTGAAAAGTGACTGTATCTTCCGAGATGGTCAGTTCCTCCTGATTAATTGTCAGCCGATTTCCTTTTCTATCCTCAATGGTCAGCTGAACCAGTGCCATAGGAGTGAGATTGATATCTGTTTTGATTTCAATGGTGGGAGTTGTTCCCTGCCACATATCCCTCACCTCACTTTGACAGGGCTTCTCTGGTTTTGGGACCCACGGAGCCATCCACTTCGAGACCGTTCGCCCTTTGGAAAGCCTTTACTGCTTCCTCCGTCGCGGGGCCAAAGAAACCATCAATATGGCCTTTGTAGAATCCCTTGTTCTGAAGTTGGTACTGCACCCATCGAACCGCATCTCTGCCCGTTTTGATTCTTCCATATTCATACTTCTTTCGATTTACCACATACTGTGGTTTCGCATACGGATTCCCGTTCGGAAGGATGTATTTTTTTGCATAGATTTCCGGGTCAATATACGAGCAGGTTCGAAGAAGGTCCCAGGTCATATGTTTCACCTGGTATTCGGACAGTTTAGAGAGATCACGAATTCCAAGATGAAGATGGATACCCGTTGCTTTTCCGGTTCTTCCGGTATAGCCAATGAGTGTTCCTTTTGAAACCTTCTCACCACTCCCCACTACTCTCCTGTCAAGATGATAGTGGAGCATTGCTTTTTTGATTCTCGGATAGACAATCCACACATAGTTGGCCCCATCCTGCGCCTTACTCGAAGCAAAGCAATATCCGGTTTCAATCGCATACTGAGGAATCCGTTTGTCGTAGGTGGCATAGTCAGTTCCCTGGTGATAGCTGGAGGTCTTTCCCGCAGATGTGGTAATGACCTGCCGTTTTCCAAAGGGAGAACTAATGCGATGGGGTTCACCATTAAAGATGATGTCAGAGATTTTGCTCATATTCATTCCTCCTGTAATTGGGCATAAAAAGAGCGCCCCCGAAGGAACGCAAATGAATTGGTATTAGTAATAAGTCACATAGGTTGTCACCATGCGGATTACTGATCCTGCTGTTACTTTTGACCCTGTTCGTACTTGAAGCTGTCCATTGGTAAGAAGCGCAAAAGAAGATGCGGTCGTGTCATTAAACATCACGGCTCCCGTAATCGACATTTGAGGTCTGAACTTTTGTGGGAGCGTATCGAGGGTCAGCCAGCTTGCATCAGTATGAGCTGCTTTGAAAACACCATAGTAGATGGTCAGCGTTACCACATGGTTTCGTTTTGTTGCAAAGATGGCATCCGGGTTACTCAGAAGAGAGTCATCTGAGCAGGAGTAGTATTCAAACGCATCATCATAAGCACCAATGGCATCATAAACAAATTTGGTATTGGCGGATTTCTGGTCATAGGAATACTTCGGCACATCCGGCACTTCCACAGAATCAGTAAACCAGGTCGGCATTGCCACTTCAAAGCCATCTTTTTCCGATGCCTTACCGATTGCGATACCTTTACCACCTTTGCGAAACTCCAATGTCGAATAGGATGTCGGCAGCTGAGTTGTGAACTGTGACTCGGTTCCGATGGAGTCCGTGATAGTCAGAAGTAGTTCATAGGAGTTATCTACATCAAGGTTCCCGCCACAATGAGGATTGCCGGGACGAAGTGTTTCTGCTGTACTCCAGTACTCTTCCCCAACTTTACGATATTGGATGGTTGCACTCGCTCCATTTTTATTATTCAGCGAGGCATATGTAAGAGTTCCGGAGATATAGACATAGGTCCCTTCCTCCGATGCACTGCCACTCGAATCACAACGATATACGGTGGAGTTCGCAATGCCAGGATTGAAGTATTCCTCAACATCCAACGAGAACTCAGAGTAGTTCTGCCAACCACGTGAATCGGCCACTATGACTTTGAACTGATATGATCCTCCCTGTGGGAAGAAGTCAGTTTCAAACTCGTTTGTGTCAGAGAAAGCACCTGCACCGGAAAGGTTGTAAGACTTAATGCTGGCACCATAGTTTCCCTGTGCACCAACCACTGTGAGTCTCACTTTCGATTTTCCAGCTACCAGCATATCCCACGAAGCAGGGACATCATCACTCACATAATCGATTTGGAGCTTTGTGTAAGTAGGCATTGCATAAGAGCCTACACTCGCCATAAACGAGAATGACTTCGAGCCAATCTTCGTGCTGCCATTGTAAGTAGTACAGGTTATCGTTCCTGTACCAGTCATGGCATTTGGAATCTCATAAGCCAGGTCTCTTGGCACTGTCCACGTAAGGGTGCTCGATGAAGTTTTAGTGGCAATCGTCCCAGTTTTGGAACCGAACTTATAGGTAATGGTGTCGGTATATGTACTGACTGCACGACTGATACGGATGGTCAGGTTTGACCCCATCTCCACTGTTGATGGAGAAAGAGTCAGGTTTGAGGACCTTGGGATAC